AGAAGACCATGAAAGAGTTAGCTTTTTTGTTTTCGTTTGTGTCTGGTTTAGGTAGCTCCATGTCAGCTCCGCCGTCCGAGAAGGCGATGGAGAGTTTGCGGCCGTCGAAGGTTGTTGGTCAGTGTTTCACGCAATGCACGCGCGATCCTTTCCCGCCCTATACGCAGCGGTGTTCGACGCAGTGCTTCTAAGTCTTTGCCTCGCATTACGCGGACTGGTTTTCCACATCGCTCCAGTCTTGAGGCAAGGGGCCGTGCTCGGCGGCTGAAAACAAACCCCGGACGAGAGAGACCAGTCGGGATTAATCTCTGGTCCGGGGCCGGCTTGGGAGGGAAGCATGTGGTGGCATTCATGGATTGACGTTGCGATTGGCGGCGCTGTTCTTGCGGTGTTTGTGTGGTCGGAATTTTGGCTTGCTGGCGGCGATCCTCACGACCACGATTTGCTTTGAGGGCGTGATGAGCGTTAAGCGGCTGCTGCGCATGATGGCGGGTGACTTGCGGTCTCCATCGGAGCGGATGGCGCAGCGCGAGGCGAGGTCGATCGCACGGGAGGCGACGAGGATGTATCAGGCTGCGGTGTTGATCGACAAGATTCAGCGCCGGGAGAAGGGCGATCCTGACTTGCCGCCAATGCCATTGGATTTTGAGGAGATCGAGAAGAGGTCAAAGAAGTGACGCCGCTGCGCTGGTGGATCACGACCATGTTCGCTTTGGCGATGCTGCTGTCGCTGTCGTGGTGCGTCCGGGCGCAGGCGCTGACCTGCGAGACCTCGGCGCGCACTGTTTTAGCGAATGGCGCCCCGCATGCGCGGTGGCGTACGATCGGCGGCCGCAAATGCTGGTTCCCCGGTTACCCGGGGGCGGCGACACGGATAGGTGCACTTCCCTCACCGAAACCCCGGCCACCCCGCCAGTCTGGCCGGACTTCCGTGTCGCTTCTGCCGCCGCCGTGGCACCAGTACACGCAAGAGGACGTAGACGCAGCATGGAAACGATACGATCGGGCGCAGCAGCAGTATGACCAGGCTGCCATGTTTCTGAATCTTTTGCTGTTTGGTACTCTGTGCCCGCAGAGAGACCAGGAGTGTTCCTTTGGCGGACCTAGACGCTAGAGAAGATGACGAGAGTAATTTTCGCGACGTTCCTACCGCGAAGGTCGATCCGTTCCCCCGCGATAAGTACCTGAAATACGCATCTCGTCTGAAGGTTCAGTCGCGCGATTACGGGTTGATCCCGTTCCGTCTTTTGGGTTCTCAGCGCTATGTCTTGGACGAGGTATGCAAGGGCCTGGATGCCGGGGTGACGACGTTCGTGATATTGAAGTCTCGCCAGATCGGAATGACGACTTTCTGGATTTCAGTAGATACGTTCTGGGCGTTTGAGAACAAGGGCTTGCTGGGAACTTTCATCCTGCACAAGGAAGAGGCTCGCGACGAATGGCGAACGGCGATAGAGGTGTTCTATCACGAGATTCCGAAGACGCATCGGGTGCGCATGATCCATCACAACAGGAACATCCTGTCGTTCGCGAACGGTTCCCGGTTCCGCTATGTGATTGCTGGCACAGCGGAAAACCGAAAGGGGGGAATGGGAAGGTCATCTGCGTCGAATTTCGTTCACGGGACCGAGGTTGCCTTCTATGGGAACGAGGAGGACGTAAAAGCTTTCAAGAGTTCGATATCGTCGATGTATCGCCACCGCATGCAAGTCTGGGAATCGACAGCGAATGGTTTCAATCATTTTTACGATACGTGGGAGACAGCAAAAAATTCCGCCTCAATGCGTGCGATATTTGTCGGCTGGTGGCGCTCGGAGTTATTCGCCTTCGCGACTGACGATCCGCGCTTTCCGATTTATTCGGCGGCGCCTTTGACGACTCTTGAGAGGTCGCGCATTCGCGCCGTGAAGAAAGAGTACGACTACGACATTACGATCAACCAATTGGCCTGGTATAGGGCGAAGATCGAGGACGAGTTCTCCAACGATCAAGCCATGATGGACCAGGAGTTCCCGTGGACGGAGGATGATGCGTTCCAGGCGACGGGCTCCCAGTATTTCACGACGGAAAGCCTCTCCAAAGCGATCAAGTACGCGAAGGAGCAGCCGTACCGCAGGTATCGCTACCGATTCACGAGAGACTGGAAAGAAACAGAGGTTATTGGCGCGCCGAAAGACCCCAGAGCAGAGCTTAGAATATGGGAAGATTCCAGTAAGTTCGGCTATTACTCACTTGGCTGTGACCCTGCCTATGGAAGCAGTGACGAAGCTGATCGAAACGTTATCTCGGTCTGGCGTTCATATGCCGATTGCCTGGTTCAGTGTGCCGAATATTGTTCGGCTAGAGATTCAACTTACCAGACTGCGTGGGTCCTCGCTCACCTGGCTGGCTTCTATGGAATTAACGAATCGAGAGTAATCCTTGAAATAAACGGGCCAGGCAAGGCCGTTCTGCAGGAGCTTCAACTTGTCCAGCAGCAAATGCGAGAACTCAAATCCGGCGACCCCGATTACTCTCTCCGCAACGTCCTCGGCAACATGCGTCATTACTACTATAAGAAAGTGGACTCCCTCGGATCAGGGGATCTGGTTTACCACTATGCTACCACCCACCAACTCAAGCCAGGGCTTATGGGTCGTTTTAAGGATAGTCTTGAACTCGGGCGCCTGGTCATCCGCTCTGTACCCTTGCTCGAAGAAATGCGACGGGTCGTCAACGACGAGGGGTACATCGGAGCCGAGGGCGCGCACAAGGACGACCGGGTCATGGCTGCTGCGTTGGCGCACGAGAATTGGCAGCGCTGGCAGTGGCAGCGGCTCCGCGGGCAAGGCATGACCATGGCCAAGTCGCTCGCGGTGGAGCGCGCGGGCGGCATCAAGCCGCTCGACACTCTTATGGTCAACTATCTTCGCAAGCAGCAAATAAAGGTTCCCGGAGTGAACGCATGAGCTGGGTGAATCTGACAAAATTAGGGGCGGCCGACAATCCGCTAACCCTGCAGATTTGGCCGCCGCAGAGGATCGAGCGCGGCGTATCCATGCGGCGCTACGGATGGAACAAGCCGGCACAGCAGATTGCCGACGAGGCTGGCGTCAACGTCGATACCATCAACAAGATTTTGCGCCGGGAGCCGGTGTCGCCGGAATCCTATGCGAAGCTGACAGGCTATCTGGCTACTCCGGCCGGTCCAGGCGCTCTGATCAACAACCGTGCGGGCGCGGCATCTAAGGATGCTCCCCGCAGGGAACTGATGCGAAAGCTGATGGGGCTGACTGCGATCGCGATCAAGTATGGAGTGATGTGTCGTTCACGGGTGACTTGCGACTCGATGACCTACGGGGAACTGAAGGCTTACTTTTACCGCCTCGACTTCACCGTGAAGGAGCGAATCCTGAAAGACCAGAAGTGGCCGAGCATGATGTGGAAATACATGATTTCGGATTCCATGGAGGCGTGGCAATGGATGGAGCGGCTAGACAAACTCGCAGCCCGCCAGAGCGCAAGCCGGCCCACCAATACGGCTCCAAGGTCTTCCCTATCGCGATAGTCTCCGGCGTGGCTTGTGTGATTGGAAAGAGAAACGTCACGCTGGTGGCCGGCCCCAGAGGCAGAGCGTGGATTCACTGGTTTGACCACCAATTACCTCCTGGCGTTGCCGTCGGCCGAGATGTTCTTGCCTACGGCAGGCTGTTGACCATGGGCAATTCCAGGTCGTTTCGCCTGGTAGACACCGTGCTGGTCCGGGGTCTCCCAAAGAAGCAATTATCGGAGGGATTGTCGAACCTTCTCAAGGGACATATCGTGGAGCCTCCCTCCTCTAAAGGCGAGGCGAAGCCCAATGGGAATGGTGTCGCGTGACTGGTGCTGCCTGAACGACCTCTGCCGGGCGACGTTCCATTCCTTCGACGACGCTCCGGAATGCCCTCGGTGCGGCAACGTGCGGGTTCATTGGATTCCGGGCGGCGGGCACATCGGCAAGGTCGCGCCGGGACACGACCGTAGGCTGAACCATCTGGCGAATGCCTACGGGATGATGGACATCAACTCGCCGTCGCATTCACGGCTCAACCGGGCGATGCCGCGCGCGTCCCACCCCGGGCCCGAAAGCCTTCGCGGCCAGCACACGTTTGCGCCGGGCTTTACGGCCAACATCTACCACACGGCGTCCTGCGAGCCGTCGCTGACGCGGAACAACTTCAAGGGAGTGACTGCTGCGATCGGGGATTCAGCGCCGGGATTCTCTCGATCGCGATCTATCGCCACTCCGGGGATGAATCCAGATTTCGTCACCGTGCGCGCTCGCCATCGTGGAGCGATCAAATGAGAGTTGCTTGGATAGTCGGAAATGACGAGCATGGATCGGAAATTTTCTTCGATCTGTTCGAGCGATGTCAAGTGGGGTGGCACAGAACCAAGCCGGTGAAATGCTTTCCTCCTTATGAGCATGTATCCGTAATCACGTACAGTTTCGGGGTTGGATTTGCCGCTGCGTACGTCGCTGTTTTTAGGCGTCGAAAGGCAAAATCATGATATTTCCGTCAAACGAGGAGAAGCTGGAAGAGCGTGTCCTCTGGCTAATCGACAAATGCTTCAACACGCGCGAGGATCGCAGCCGGCTGTATGACTGGCGGGAAAAGTATTATTTGTTCGGAACCGGAGGATTCCAGCCTGCGAAGTACAATCGGATTTCAAGCCATCTCGATCTGGTATCCTCATTCCTGTATGCACCAGACGGGGCCTTCTATCACATCGCCGCGGCGCGCAACTCCGAAGACGACCAGATCGCCAAAGCAATCGCGCTGCAGGATGATTTTAACGACGACTTCACCGACACCTTCCAGTCCGTTTCCATCTCTGAATGCATCGATTGGTCCCTCGTCTATGACACCATGATCGTGAAGCAGGGCTGGAACCGATCGCGAGGTAAGTTCTTTTGCGAAATAGTTCCTCCGCATAACTTCGGGGTCTATCGCGAGGACCGGAAAATGGAGGATCAAAGCTGTTTCGCCCACACGTTCTTTGTTGAGTATCAATACGCTGTCGAGGCGATGATCCGGGCTGGTCGCTATGACGATATCGCGCGTCTGAACGTCAAGCACGATCCGGCAATCTCGCCATTCCCTCAGATGATACAGCGGATGATCATTGCCAATACCGGTGGGACCAATTTGGCGGGAAATATTATCGGTCAGGTTAACCCGGACTACGCGCCGCTCGCGACATATCAGCCAAAGTCTGAGCCACCCGGCGTGATGTGGACGGAACTCTACGCGTGGGACGACTACGCGGAGGATTACCGCATTTTCCACGTAGTAGAGGGTATGCTGGTCGGCGACTCGAAGAAAACTATCGACCTTATAAGGGAATCCTCTGAGAAGGATTACAAAAACCTATGGGGCTACCTCTCGACCTCCGACGACTTCAAGCCATCCGAGACGAACTACTTCATCCCGGGTGATCACCCCTTCACGATCCTCCAGCCGTTCCCGAAGTACAATTATGTTTGGGGCGTGTCGCACCTCGATCGCCTCGTTCAGTTGCAAGAGTGGTTGCTGGAGCGGCTCGACCAGATTTCCGACATTCTCGAACAGCAAGCCTATCCGTCCCGGTCCTTCACCGGAATGCCGGGCCTTGCCGAGGAAAAGGCCGCGGCGTTCGGGGGTGCCGATACCTGGGTTCTGGACCAAACGCCAGGAGGGAAAGTCGAGGAACACAGACCCAACATGCCGGATGACATATTCCGGGACACGGACACGCTCGGAGCCTTCTTTTTGGAGGCTTCCGGGCTCACCGAATTAGTTTCCGGTAAAGGCGAGAAGGGCGTTCGATCCGGAGCGCACGCACAGCAACTTAAAAAGACCGGTTCCGGCCGGATCAAGAAAACCGCCGAACGTCTCAAGCCGTCCCTTGTGAGAATTGGAGATCTCAATCTCAAGTTGAAAATCATGCATGACAACACTGAGATCATTGACGAACACAAGCAGCACTTCCGGGCCGCCGACATCCGCGGCGAGGTCAAAATGCGGGTAGACGGTCACGAGTACTCCCCTCTTTTCTCCGACGAAGCTGTAGAGAAGGCGACCTTGATGTTCAAGAACAAGGTCATAGGCCGCCAGTTGTTTGCCAGATTGATCCGCCCGCCGGCGATCGACAACGTGTTGCACGACGCGGCCAAGATTGACCGGGCGGAGGCCGCTCAGGCCGCGCTGATCCAGAAGCATCCGGAGTTGGCTCAGCAGTCGAAAGGTGCTAAGAAATGAATCGTCGTACGTTCTTTGCGGACGTGGATCGAAACGTTGCGGACGTGGATCGAAACGGACAAGAGCATAAGGACACCGGACCATGTATGAGATCGACACCGAGTTTTTGTCGTCCCCTATTGCGGACGTGGATCGAAACGTGAAGACCCGCTATCATGAGAGGCGCGGCCGTCGGCGGCACCGTCGCCGGTAAGAGGTACTAACCCTCCCGATCTTGCCCCCGGCTAAAAACCGGGGGTTTTTTCTTACCCATTGCGGTGAATCCGGATTCACTTTATTAATGGACGCCATGCCCGTACCGATGCCCCCTATTGGAGGGGCCGGCGGCGGTGGTGTTCCCGGCGCCCTCAACCTCCCAAAATCGCCCGTAGGCGGTGCCCCCGGACCGGGCGCGTCCCCAATGCTCTCGCCGGGCGACGGCGCTGGCATGGAGGCGCACATCGAGGACCAAATTCGGGGAGTGATGCCTGGTTTGTTGGCCGCCGCTGGCAAAATCAAGCCCGGAACCACCAAGTTCAATGCGCTGATTTCCGCAATCAAAACACTCAACGGCGTCTTCGGAAAGCCTAGCGAGATCGGCTCGTCAAATGTACCGAAGCCGGCCCCGCCGATCGGCAACGCCCCGCCGATGGGCATGGGTGGAGCACCTCCAGGCATCCCGCAGGGCGGCATGGGCGGACCGCCAGGAGCTGCCCCGCCGCCGATGGGCGCAATGGGCGCAATGTAAGGAGTCGATATGTCAGAAGATTTCCTGAAGCCGAAGGGGGTCGACACTCGCGAACTCCAGCGGCGCCGCATGGAAGACGGCCAGTTCCGCAATCCGCCGACCTATACGAAATGGGGCGGCTTTTCCTCGGCCGGAAAGGGCAAGTTCGACCAGAACAAAATGACGCTCGAACGCGGCGGACCGCAGGGCATCCGCGGGCGGCCGATCTGATGTCGCGCCGCGACCGCCAGAAGGTGCAGAGCAAGTCCCATTGGGGGAACATGCCGGGCCCCATCCCTGAAAAGGACATCCTCGGCACGCTGGGCGAATCCAAGGACTTCCGAAATCCGTTTCGCCTCCCCGAGATGGGCGACGGCTGGCCGCGCACCGAGAGGACGCGCGAGTACCGGAAGATTCTCGGTCATGAACAGGGGCCGGGACACGAAGTCGATCTGTCGAAGAAGGGGAATCCAATCTGATGACGCTATTCTGGGACAAGACGGGACCGCTGGTTGCTTACAGCGCCGGCGTGTTGCGCATCGAAGACCTGAATCCCGAACAGAAGATGAAGTGGAGCATGAGCCGCTGGGAACTCTTCAAGTTGGGCTTGAAGTGCATTCAATCTGCTTCAATGAACGAGAAACCCAATGCCTGATCCCGCCGCGCCTCAGGCTCCACAGCCTCCGGCATCACAGCCCGCCAGGGCGCAGCCGCTCCCGCCGAACCTCCCGCCGATGGAGATGGTTCGCCTAGCGAACATGATGCACGCGCTAGCGCACAATCCGCAGACGCGCGAACTCATCGCCGAGGCCGCCAATCGGGTTGATCCGCAGTTTGCCGGCAAGGCATTCCAGGACGTGGCGCTAAACAAGCGCTTCAAGCAGCTCGAAGACAAAATCACTCAGAAGGAACTCGACAAGCAGATCGAGGTGGCTGTCAAGAACCAGCAGCTCCAGCGCAAGTCTCTGGAGCAAGCCGGCCGCACCAAGGAGGAAATCGAGGACATCGAGAAGCTGATGAACGCGCGCGGCTACCACTCCTATGCTGACGCCGCGATCCTCTACGATGCCGAGAAGCCTCCCGTCCTGCCGAAGTTCGAGGCGAATAGCGCGACGTGGGAGTTCCCCACCGTCACCAATCGCGATGGCTCTGCCTCAGTCCCCTTCAAGGACTTTCAAAAAGACTCGAAAACGGCAGCATTCAACGCCGCTTATCGGGTGATCGACGAGTTCAAGCTGAACACCCTGCCGCGCGGATTCTCCAGGCCATCATGAAGAGAGCAGCCAAGAGCGCATTGAGAGCACTTGAAAGAATGGCAAATCATCGAACGAGACCACGTATTTCATGTCCGCAATGTGGGAAGGAATTTGCGCAGAAAAGACGCGAAGGTCCGACTAGAAACAATTCAGACGGCACCAATCGCCTGCAGCAATTTTGCTCGCGCGCATGCGCCAACCAGGCGCGGTCCAGAGTATGGCTCGACAAACACGGATATCGGCTGCTGGCTTCTGGGAAAAAGGGTGGATACCAGCAACCCGAACATCGTGCGGTGATGGAGACCGTTCTCGGTCGTCCCCTAGCGAAGCATGAAACCGTCCACCACAAGAATGGAATCCGGCACGACAACCGGCCGGAGAATCTAGAACTTTGGTCCTCTCGACACGGACGCGGCCAGCGGATTGAGGACCGTATCGCTGATGCGAAAGCGCTCTTGGCCGAGCATGGGTACATGGTGATCGACACCGGAGGCGAGTTCAGTGGGCTTGAAAAAGCCATACTTAGCCTACCTTCATAAAAGTGTCATAAAAGCCCGTAAGTCATTGATAGGAGGCGACAATTCCCCAGTACGGACAGGGAATCGTTCCGGCCCAGGGCCCCATTGCTGCCGAACTTACGGCAGTAGTAAGGCGAGCATTCATGCCTCGTGTCTACGTGCAGATTTGGAAGGCGGCGCCGCTGATGGCGTGCCTGCTTTCCTCCGCGCAGACTGCGACCGGCGGCCTTTCTCCGATCACCGCGCCCATTCAGGGCAACCCCATGGTGGCCGGCCAGTGGGTCGATTACTCGGGCGCCTTCCAGCAGCCTGGAACCACTCCCGGCATTCAGAACGCAGAGTTCAACCTCAAAGCATTCTGCACTCCGGTTCCGTTCCTTGGTTTTGAGGGGCTAGTTCAGGTTGATTACTCGATTGTGCCGCTGATCGACGCGCGCATGAACGACGCAACCAACGTCACGATCGATGCCTTCGCAACAACGCTCTACAACAATGTCGCGAATACCATGCAGATGGTTGGTCTGCCGGCCGCGATTGACGACGGCACCTTCGCTGCGACCTACGGCGGCATTCCCCGGTCGACCAACCAGTTCTGGAAATCGATCTACGTCCACAACGCCGGCAACACGCTGCCGACGCGCAACCTGATCATGCAGTATGTGGGGCAGGTGACGAAGACCACCGGCGAAATGCCAACGATCGGCATCTGCGGGTTCGGTACCTGGACAATGCTGGGCCAGGATTTCATCCCGCAGGAACGCTACAACATCAACCCGACTGATCGCCTTGAGGCCTCGGCTGGTTTCATCGGCCACTCGTCCTTTCAGGCGCTCGATATCGCAGGCATCCCCGTCTATGCCGACCCGTACTGCCCCGAGGGAGTACTCTACCTCATCAACACAAACTACCTCACTCTCTTTTTACACGAGCGCGCAGCTTTTACATTTACTGGATTTGAAAGCACTCTCCCCAACAATCAGTTCGGGTGGCTCTCAGCCATCCTATCCTTGCTCGAACTCGTAGACGTCAAGCCTAAAGCGCATGGCAAGTTCGACGGCCTACAATTCCTGCCGATCTAAGGGGGAACTCAGATGGCACAGACACGCGGTACGTTCCCTCTCCCGCAGACCGCCCCGGCTCTCCAGGGCGTTCCGAACGTCGTCATGCTTCAGTCCGGTCAAACTTGGTATCCGCCCGCCGGCGAGTACCTGATTTCGACTGGCGGTCAGACCGTCATCCAAGCGTGGGAGCAAGACGGCGCCATCTGGCGCAACTACGCGCCGCCGGGATCGCTGGCGCAAATCTCGTGCGACGGCTGGAACTATCGTATGCTTAACAATTCCGGAACGTGCGTCGGAGCCAGCATCACGGCCGCCGGGTCGGCCATGACCAACGGCATCGGACCGGTGCAGACCGGCGTCGCCGTCGTCTTCGCCGCGCCAGCTGCCGGCGGCGCTCCTGCGACCGCGCAGGGATACGTCATCATCGGCGGCCAGGTGCTTGCTGCGGCCGGCACGCTCACCGTCGCGCAGGGCGGCTCCGGCTTCACCACCGCGCCTCTGGTGGTCTGCGATCCGCCGCCGCTCGGTGGCATTCAGGCGACGTTCGTCTCCACCATCACGGCCGCCGGCGTGCTGTCGACCGTGACGTGCGTCAATCCTGGCGCCGGCTACACCTCTGTGCCGAACTTCTACATCATTCCGCAGGCTCAGTTTTACACCGGCGCCCCGCGCTATCCCGGCGATCCGCTCACTGCTGCTCCGGTCAACCCGAACCCGTGGCCTCCGGGCCTTATCAACCCGGTCCACTTGTGGGCGGGCTCGCCGTACCAGGCGAACCTTGCTACGGGCACGCTGGGCGCCCTGATCACCCCGCCAGCGGCACTGACCGGTTCCGGCACGCTGACCGGTATCGTGATGACGGCATTCGGCAACGGCTATCTGGGGTCCTCGCAGGCGACCGTGTCGTTTACCGGTTCCTCCGGATCGCCCACGGCAACTCCGATCCATTCGTTCTCGATGATCGCGGCGATCGGTGGAACCGTGACTGCCTCGGGCGGTGCGGCGCAGATCGCCAATACGCCGGCGATCACCTCGCTCGGCCTGATTGCCAACCCGAACGACAACAACACGTTCTTCCCGCGGCCGGCCCGCGGCCTCAATAGCGGCGCTACCGGATCGTTCACCCTCGAGGACCCCGGCTATGGCCTGCAGGGTGGCGTCGTCTATGTGAGCGCCGGCACTTCGACCACGGTGGCAACCGTCACCAGTACGCAATACGGCGGCCGCAACGACGTTTCCGTCGTCCAGGCGGCCAGCCAGTAGGAGGGACCTATGGACGACTTCCCGGTTGACGATGACGGCAAGCCGATCTATCCGGGCGATATGGCCGACGTGCCAACGATGCACGCCTACAACGTCGCGCTGGCCAAGTGGCTCGACGAACAGCCAGACGCCTCCGAGGAAGAAGACGAGGAACCGGACGTATGATTGACCTGTTGCAGGGACCGGAGGGCATCCCGGAGGCGCCAGCCTACGTGATGCTCAAGGTCACGAATCGGAACCACTTCACTTTGCGGGACCGGTTCAACGGCGTTCCTGTCGAGTTTCGCCCTGGCGTTACCGTCAACATCACCAAGGACCAGGCGGCGCATTTCTTCGGCTGGCCGGGCACTCATGACGAGATGGCCGTGCATATGGCCAAGCGCTTTGGCTGGAATACGATCGAGTACGTACAGCGCCAGCCCGGTGCCCACCCCGAAAGCCCGATGCTCTTTCAGCAGTACGCGAACAACGTCATCGTCGAGGCGATCGAGATGGAGCTGGTCCCGAAAGAGCGAGTGAAAGCCGATGACGGACTCGACGTCGAGACCATGCCGCACATGGAAGCCGAGATCATTCGGAACATGGCTGACAAGGCGAGCACAGAGACCGACATGGGCACTAAGGTTGGGGTTCGCACGGGCTCGACGGTGGTTCCGAAGAACAAGGGCGGCCGCCCTCGAAAGAATCCGCTCCCTGCCCCACCTTTTACGCCGCTCGGGTAGGTGATCCCCTCCCCGGGAAGGAGGGCTTGCCGTGCAATTGCAGGACTATGTCAACGACGTCCAAGAACTGATCCACGACGTCTCGCAGTCCATCTGGTCTCTCCCGCGAGTTGTCTCGCGCATTAACCAGGCGCGGCTCTACACCTCCATGGACATGAAGTGCGTCCGGTCCCTGGTCACCGGCGTTCAACTCATGCCCGGGGTCGAACTCTACGATATCGGGATTGACAACGACGAGTTAGGCACGCCGGGCGTAATTCCCTTCACGTCAACCGTTCAGTCGACGGGCACCGTATGCGGGGCTAACGTGACCGCTGGCGGGTCTGGCTATCCGGCCGGAACTGTCCCGGTGACGTTCGCTGCACCTCCCGCAGGCGGTACGCAGGCGTTAGGCTTCGGCACTGCCGCGGGCGGCGCGGTGACTTCAATTACGATGACGCAGTGGGGGCAAAACTACGCCACCAACCAGGTAGCGGTCACGATCGGTGGTGGCGGCACGGGGGCCACGGCGACCGCCGTCGTGATGCTGGGCGTGCTCTACCCGCTGTCGATCACCTATATCTTCAACGGCATCAGGACGACGCTGCGATATCTCCCGTTTGGCCTGTTCCAGGCTTACGCGCGCATCCTCGGCGTGCAGTTCCTCTCAACGCCAGGTGTCTGGACCTACGTTCCCGAGAGCAACCTCATTTACGTCCAGCCCATGCCGAACATCACGTATCTCTCGGAATGGGACTGCGTCTTTATGGCGCAGCCGCTTGTGAATAACTCGGATTTCGACTCGCAAGTGATCGATCCGTGGGCCAGGGCGGCGCAATACATGGCCGCGTCGCAGTTGCTCCTGAAAACACGGTCTTTCGGGGAGTCGCAGGAGTACTGGGGTCTCTACGAACGGATGATCCCAAAAATCGTCACCGGCATGGGGGATGTGAGAATCCCCAACGTCTATAACCGCAACTTCCAGAGGCTTGTTGCCCGCTAATGGCCCGCGCACCGCAACAGCAGCGGATTCCTCCCAAACCGAAGAAATACATCAACTTCGGTAAGTTCAAGAAATTGAATACCAAGGTCAGTCGCCAGGCTCTCCCCGAGAACGAACTCGCCTGGCTGGAAAATCTGATGATCATCGGGGAGAACAACCTGCAGACGGTTCCCGCCCCGCTCGGCCCCTTCGTTTCCATCCCCGGCGAAGTGACCTATCGCTCCTATTGGGCGAACATCAACAACAACGACTACATCATAGTTTTCACGACCGCGGGCGGCGGCTGGGCGATCAATCGCACGACGAACGCCCTCGTGCAGTTCGCTCCGGACGGTACCTTCTCTAATCCGGATATGACGGTATACGCCTCCGAGAGAATTCTGATCATAGACCCCAACCCGCTCACCGGCTATTCGACCTGGGACGGCGTTCTTTTCATCAAGACCGGGCAGGTGTCGCCAAACATCAACATCACCAACGGAGGTACGTACAATGCCACGCCAACCGTCACGATTTCTGGAGGCTCTGGTTCGGGAGCCTCGGCCGTCGCCATTATGGGAGGGACTGCACCTAATCAATTTGTTGGGCAAGTTGAACTCGTCACAGGCGGGACAGGCTACCAGCCGGGCGACATCCTCACCGTTACGTTTTCAACCGGGACCTCGACTGCAACTGCAGTTGCTCGCGTCTGGCCGCAGGTCACCGGCACCTCGATTGGGGTGTTTGCCGGACGGGTATGGTGGATATCTGCCCCTATGTTCCCGGTTGGAGGTAACGTTCGACAACTAAATTTCACCGGTCTGGGGGCAGTTACTGTGGTCGGCCCCACCTATGACGACACCAACCCAGCAAACGCCGCAGGCAGCACCACGATCACTGACGCGGACGTGGCGCACAATCTGACGTGCGTCCGTGGCCTTAACAATTACCTCTACATTTTCGGCGACAACTCGATCAAGCAAATCGGCAGCATCACGGTCAGCAACTCGACCACTCTGTTCACGATTCTCACGATCGCCTCCGACATTGGCACCACCTACATCCAGACGATTCTCTCCTATAATCGGTACGTCGTTTTCGCCAACAAAAACGGGGTCTACGGTATCTTCGGGGCCTCGGTGCAGAAGATCAGCGACGATCTTGATGGGCTTTTCCAGCAAATCGATTTCACCCAGCAAATGTCGGCGGCTCTCAATGACGTCCATCTCGGGATCACGGTTGGAGGCTCGATCCACTGCTATCTTGTGCTGGTCAAGTACAACGATCCTATACAGGGGGCGAGGTCTCTCATTCTGGGATTCGACGGCAAGACATGGTTTACCACCTCGCAGGGGAACAACATCATCGCAATCACTAGTCTCCCTGGCATAACGAGCCTGCAATGGGAAACCTACGGGTTAGCCTCCCCTCCTGGCGGTGGGTCTATTCAAGTCAAGCAATTGCTGGCTGACGACACGTCGAATACAAACGTGACTCTGATCACATCCTTGACGCCCCACAACGACGTTCAGACGGCGAAGCAACCGCTGCATATCGGCATTGCCGTAAACTTTGGCGCGGCTACGGTCGCCTCGCCATTGTTGATTGCCAATCTTGACACAGAGAACGGGACGGACGGCACCACGTTTCTTCCCCCCGGCGGCAAGTCTGGGTTTGCTCTCGTCCATCAGGACATGGAAGGCTATGGCCACTATCTCGGCCTAACGTTGTCGATGTCGGCACAGCGGTCATCGTTCAATGCGATGATCATCGAATATGTCGATGCCGACATTTGGGGCGACACGTTCCCGGCGCCTGTTCCGACGATCCTTACCGACGAGACGGGCAAGATCATCCTTACCGACGAGACGGGCAAGATCATCCTTACGAAGGAAAATCCATGACTACCTCGACCCGCCGTGCCGCAGCACTGTTGGCAGTGGTGCTCGCCGCTATCGGCGTTACCATTCTTCTCAGGCCGGAAGCGCTTTCTCAGGCGACGGAGCCGTTCTCGGCATACATGGCGCCGCTACCGGTAGATTCGATCAGCGTCCAGAATGGAGATTTTCTCTATATTTTGAATGCTGGCGTCTCCAAGAAGCTTCCCGGAACCACGGTCCGCAATCCGATCCTGGACACCCTTAACGTTGGCGCTGCAGGCGTCTCAACGGGAACAATATCAATCACCGCATTCGGCGGCGCAAACAATACTCTGCAATTGTGCCAAGGCGGGGCTCTCCAGGTTCTAAATCAAAGCTCCGGAACCGCATTTTGCCTTCCATCCTCGACCGGTACAGTCGGTCAAGTGCTGACCTCCAGCGGTAGCGCAACCGTACCCGCTACTTGGGGGCCGGGAGGCGGCGGAGGAGGCGGCGGAACGATCAGCAGCATTGCGCTGTCCGTGCCGCAGGGCCTGTCGATCTCAGGAAGCCCCTGCTCGATTGCGAACTGCACGTTCGGTATGACGTGGAACGCGTCTCAGGTCATTCCAAACACGCAAATTCCCACGCCTACTCTTAGCGCTCTCGGCGGCATCGAGGCGATAACCTGCGCCGCCGGTCAATTCATCAATGTGATCAACGTCACCGGCATACCTACATGTTCGACGCCGGCCGGCGGCGGCAACGTTTCGACGTCGGGGACAATTACGAGCGGGAATTGCGCTCAGTGGAACAGCGCAACCGGTCTTATTTCTACCGCTGCCCCCTGTGCGAGTGGTCCCGCTGGGGCCAACCCCACAGCAACGATTGGTCTCGCCGCCGTCAACGGTGTTGCCACATCGTTCATTCGGTCTGATGGCGCTCCGCCGCTCTCTCAAGCGATAGTCCCCACCTGGACGGGCCTGCACACGTTTGCAGGCAACATGGCGGTCAACGGCTCCGGAAGCGGCACCATCACGCTCCAGCCGCAGGCGGCCGCCGGAACATGGAACTGGAATTGGCCGATCACGGCGGGCGCGGCCGGCCAGGTGCTGACCTCTCAGGGTGGCGGTAGCACCGCGATGACGTGGACAACTGCCGGCATCCCCACGCCCATTTTTCAAACCATATCCGGGACGTCGCCTCAGTCTGCTACGATCACCACGGCCTCATACATCATATCGACGGTGACGGGCGGCTCGCCGAACTCGGTCACCGTCACATTGCCGGCCAGCCCAGCCACTGGAACGACGCTCACCTTCACGCTGGGTAACACCCAGGCGACCAACATTGTATCTGCGTCGTCAAATATCCTTCCGATTGAAAGCACGACCACAGACACCGTCATCATCGGCACCCCAAGCACTGGCGTCGCGGTCGCCGAATGGGCCAGCATCGTTTACAGCGGCACTAATTGGGAGGTCGTCGCCGGAGGAAGCACTGGAGGCGGAGGCGGCACGCCGAGTTTCCAGACCTACCAGACCTTCCTGTCGGGCTCCGGCGCCAGCTACACGGCAACATCTTCCGCTGTCCTGCACATCAAGGTGAAGATGATTGGAGGCGGCGGGGGAGGCGGCGCGCAGACCGCGAATGCCGGAGGTAACGGCGCTGCGACCTCCTTTGGAGGATGGAGCGCAGGAGGAGGCACGGGCGGGCCTGGAGGTCCGACTAACGCCACGATTGCCGGAGGCACCGGCGGCTCCAACGGAAGCGGCACGCAAATACTGAGGTTGAATGGCGGAACGGGAACCTCTGGAACCACCGGAGTCTCGGGGTTGACGCCATACAGTCCAGCAGGTTGCACGAGCCCGTTTGGCGGAACCGCTGGTGGGGCGACTAATAAGGTCGGCGATCCCGCGGCTGCGAACACGGGTTCGGGTGGGGCTGGAGGCGGTGGGCAAGGTTCGACCGGCGCTGGTTCAAGTGGCGCGTGTGGCGAGTATGTTGAGTTCATTATGACGAAGGCTCAGTTCGCGGGCGCCACCTACACGATCGGTGGGGGTGGCGCCGCCGGCGCAGCTGGCGGCGTAGCAGGCGGAGCAGGCGCGGCTGGGATCGTCATGGTCGAAGAGTTCTATTATTAGGTGCTTCCATGGTTCGCTACGTACTGGCTCTTGCTATTTTGCTAATCAGCGCTTCGATCGGCGTTGAGGCTCCCTGTCCTCCGTGGGCCTGGTGCGGGAAAGTCGTGGGTGGAGGAGGCGGGGGAGGCGGAGGCACCGGCGGAACTGTCGCTCTGTCGCCCGTCAACGGCTCGACGCTGGCCGGACAGTCTGTGACTTTCACTGCTACCACCACCAGCAATGTTGCCAGCGTCGAGTTTCGTATGGGCGGCTACTGGCTCGGCACCGTGACTACACCGCCGTTCACGATCAACTGGAATAGCGGCTGGGCGTTCGACGGAAACTCTCATGTTCAGGCTATCGCTCGCGACGGATTTGGGAACATCCTCGCCACGGCAGACAATGCCTACCAGATCAGCAATTACGGGAACACGTTCGCTCTGACGACGCCTAATCTGGCCAATCCGCTGAGCGGCACCGTCACCCTCACAGCGTCGGCGACCGACACTGTTAATAATGTTCTTGACACATGGATTGTCCAAATTGACGGAGTTTCCTATCACTCAAAGGTCATCTCTCCGGCGCCTAGTCCGTTTACGTTCAATCTAGATACGACGACTCTCTTCAACGGGCAGCACGAACTCTACCTAACCACGATAAGCCAGAACGTGGGAGGAGCAAATACGCTTGCCGGTACCGTGCAGCACCATCAGATGTTTACGACCGCCAACGCTCACGCCCTGCTCGGCGTCGCTCCAAATGTTCAGAACGCCTACATAGGCTTGACCGGTACTGTTAACGTCGGATGCCAGGAAATCTTCACCGACAACACCAAGGGGGCTTGCTCCTCACCTCAGTACACCTCCAGTGACACCACCATCGCCACCGTCAACGGCGCCGGCTTGGTGACAGGCAGCGTTTCCAAAGAAGGATACGTCACGATCACGGTTACCGACTCGTCTGGCAAGTCGGGCAACGCTTACGTTTGGGTCCGCACCGCGGGGGCTATCCCTCATTTTGCCGGCAATGGAACTGGCATCCTCACCACGTTTAGCGCTGCGAACAGCCTGTACGTCACTTCGCCGTTTTATACTCAGCCGTCAATCATAGCGAATGAACCAGGCAATGGGTTCGGTGGAACTGGCGTGAGCGAATTACACCGGGCCGGTGTCAATACAGAGCAGGATCAGTCCTACGACGGCGGTCCGACATATGGTGGCGCACCGTGCGACTCGATGAACTACACGACGTGGCAGACGAATTTCGACAACACCTATCCGGCAAAGTGGGCGCTGGCCGCAAACAACAACTTTCACATCATGGGTCTGGGGGACACTATTGCTCGCAACGTCGGGCAAGAGGGGTGGTGCACGATCAACTGGCCGTCGGCCAACCTGGCGCTCGCCCACACCATACAGGTTCTCTACAACAGCGGCGTCGCCGTCAGCCAGGAGATGATCGACGAGGGCAGCAACGGCTGGGGCTCGATGACCAATCCAGGGACCGGGCTAGTTGGCCAGACCGGCCCCTATGTTGACGGGTCAGCCGATTTCTTCACGCAAATCGTGTGCAGCGGCTCCACCTGCACCGTGACGTGGCCTAATCATGTGTTCGTGAACAATGAGACGAACCCGGGCACCAACTTTGCTCTTGCCGGCTCAATCAACTCGAACCTCAACACAGTATTCACGTTCGGTCAGCCGGCCAACTACTTCGTTGTGACAAATTCGACGCTGAACACCTTTGATTTCACCCCGCTGGGGTCGGTAACCGGAACATTCAACTCAACCACGGACCCGGGTCTGACTTTCCTGCAGTGGGGACGATACCCATGTCTTCTGCCGTCCGGCAATTACAGCACGGCCTGCGCCCCGCCGGTGCCGAACAACACGCTGTCACAATTCAGCACCTGGATGCACCAGGCGACCAATCCTCTGCCGGTAAGTTGGCCTGGACTGGGGATATCGCCGGTGCAAGTGCATGGCAATTGGATTGGATCGACCAGCCTTAGCGACTATGCCTCGCATTATTGGGACAGTTTTAGGATTAGACAGGCTTATGCCTGGGGTCGCGGCGTTGCCGAAAACAACTTCGAAATGCGCACCCAATTCCTGCGGCGCCAGCAGTACATGAGGATGGATGCCCCGCAGATTTTGATCACCACAGTTAGCGGAGGGCCGCTGTACACCAAGCAGAGCACCACCGGAGGATATTATATCCCGTTGACTGACACCTGGAGCGCCGGCGGCGTTCCTCTATCTGCGCCGTTTTCTCAAATCATGACGATCGCCGCGCTGGGCGGGGCGGGTTCTCGAAACTACCTCTTTGAAAACTCAACGACGGTAGCCAACAAGTACACCGCGCCCAACGGCAGCGGGATGCAGACCGGAGGCTCCCCATACACAGCCGACCCTCAATCGACTTACGCATGGCATCAGGTTGGCTACGCTTCCAATCTTCTGTTCCATGCCTTGCAGCCGTACATCATAAACACGCCACTCCCATCTCCCTATTTTGGACCCATCCTGCTGGACGGACCAACGAACTCGCCGCCTCTCAACGATGTCGGCAATTCGTGGAGCACCGTGGCGGCGAGACAGGGGTTTGACGCCGATCTTTTGCTTATCGTCAACGGCACAGACGCCCCTCAGACCTACACCGCTAATCTTGCGTCATACCTTGTGGGAGGAACACCGCAGACCGCCCGCTACCTTGCTACTGCCGACTACATTCGGACCGATCTGCTTATTTCCGGGACCACTTCTGACATTGTGACGGTTCCGGAGGGTGGGGCACTGGCTTATCTGGTTCCGAGAAATGCAGCATGGACCAACACGCCGACGCAGGCTGTGAGTTTACTTCCACCTAACGTGGGACAGTCCCAGACGTCTGTAGTTTACTCGTATACTTACTCCGGTGACCTGACCAAGCAGACGCAGGCGACGAACTGTACCGCCGGCTGCACGCTCCACCTCGATCGGCGCCTAGGCGATGTGTTTTACCAGTACATCTATATGGGCGCGACCGGTATTGTGAGCGGCAGGAGTGCCGTGACCACTCTGCCGCAACTTACGAGCAACTGATGAGTACCGAGTTCTTCGCCAATGTCGTGGCCTTCGGGGACATCCCCGGCATTGGCCTATGGGAGGTCGGGCACTATCGGCAGCACCTCAACTACAACAACTTTCTGGCAACCCGCACGCCGCCGATCTCCATCCCCGTCTATCCGATTCTCAACTTGGTCAGCCTTGACAAGCAAAAGCTTCTCTGGTGGCTCGAGCAGCACGAGCTTTGGCACGAGGCGGTTCGTCCATTCGCCAACGTGACCGATACCGACTTGTCCTACTTCGACGTGGAGAACGCGAACTCGTTCTATAACTGGCAGGAACTCCACAATGCGGAGCACACCGCAATTGACGCTGCCTTCGGCCTCACTTAGCCGGGAGGAGTGGCATTCAGGATCGCAGGAGTTCAACGAATTATTCGTGCGCCACGGCGTCGAGGTGCGCGGCAAGCCTTTTGAACTGGATCGGCCGCGAATTTACGCCCTGCAAAGGCAGGGCCGCCTCGTTTGGATTGTCGCAAGGAACGACTTCGGCGAGCCGATCGGCTATCAGCTCTCGTTTTGGTATCGCAATCTGCACTGGAACGAGATCGAGGCAACGGACGATCTCTGGTACGTCACGCCGGGGCATAGGCGTCAGGGCATAGGAGCCGCGCTCAAGTCGCTGGCGCATATTGAACTTGCCCGCCACGGCGCCATCCGCGTTTTCGACAATATCCGCGAGGCGGCTCATGCTAAACTGATGGGCGAACTAGGCTATGAGCCTTGGGGGACTAGATGGAATCGTAAATTATGAGCGTCAATCCGACCAACATAACGCCGATCTGTTTTGGGATCGCCCTGACGACGGCCTCGGCGGTCATTCTTCAGCCTAACCCCACTAGAGGGGCGCTGATGTTCCACAATCGCTCCCAGACCCTGCTGCTCGAGGTGGCCGCGTTTCCCATTGTCGCCGGCGCCCCCGGTTCGGTCCTGATTTTCCCGGGCGGGTACTCTCCGGTGTTTTCCGGTCCTACCAGAGCCACATGCGGGTGGAACGGGCACATGATCTCCGGTTCCGGCGACGTCACAATCTTTGAATGGCCATGACCATGACACCTTGGAAGTTCGTCGCGCTTATGCTCGCCATCGTAGGGGCCTTCTTTCTCATTTTCTGGGCCTTTATGACGTTTACGACGGGCGCGCAGGCGCAGGGATGCGGACCGTCGAACCCAAATTGCGTCGTGCCCACGCCGCCGATCGGCCAGTACGACAACAGGGCAATCAACGGCCTCTACATCCAGACTATGCGGTCGGGGAATACGAACGTCATCGGCACTGTGATCGGCACTCTGACGAACGGTCACTGCGTCTCGATAGATTCCAACATGAATCTGATCGATGCCGGAGGTGCCTGTACGACCGGCAGTGGCGGCGGTACCGTCAATGCGGCAACCGCCGGTCAATTGGCCTATTATGCGTCCTCCGGAAATGCCGTCTCTGGCGCCCCGAGTGGGACTGTCGTCAATTCCTTCCTTGCGAACATGGCCGCCACCACCGTAAAGGGGAACGCTACCGGTTCGCCCGCTGCTCCTGCCGATCTCAGTATGACGACCCTCTTGGCGCAGTTTGGCATCACCGGAGCGGGCAATCTTTACGGCGCTCAAGGCTCGTTCTGGACGGATATCACCGACGCGGATGGCACTGCAAACGCGAGGATTCACGCCTTTCGCGACCGCGTGATGGTTGATGACGCCGCTTTGGAATCAGGATCGTGGAACGGTGGTACCGGAGGCCTGGCGAACTCTCGCAGCGGCACAGCGATCAATTCCGTGAATTGGAATTGGGCACCCCGAGAAGGGTCTCTCAATGTAATTAATTCGTGGGGAGAATTGGCTGTTGTCGGCATGTCGGTGCTTTCCTCCGCAAACCGCTCTGGCGATCCGCACTCAGCCACCGGGGCGGCACCGATCGGTGTCTCAGGGTTTGGCCTCAACGATCGCACCACAAATCCTGCCAACGTGTGGGGGGGCTATTACGAATGCCTGCGTAAATTTACAGGCACCGGTAATTGCTTTCCTTTGGAGATTGATACAGGAAACGTGGGTCCAGTTGTTGATGTGGTTCCATATACCGGCATATCTCCATCGTCAGGCGCATCAGTAGGAATTTGGAATCAATGTGGAGGTTCCGCCGGAGGAGCAGTTTCATACACTAATTGCAGCGCTGCAATGCAAATAGGAACAAACGGTTCTAATTGGAGAAAGGGCATCGTCGTCGGCTTTAACGGTCTTGATACAACCAACGGAAATAGTGGCGGCGGCGTTTTTGCTGATCTTACGCAGAATGCCGAATTGAGGTGGTGGCACATCACGTTAGGCATAACTACCGAAATGTGGGGTGGGCAAAAAGGCATAACGATAAATTCTCCCTCTGGCGGCGGGCATGTCGGTGTTACCGGTTCGGCTCCGACAATTTCAGCTTGTGGGACATCCCCTGGTGCCGCTGTCGGTACGGATTATGCTGGCACAGTTCTTGAGGGCACGGCTTCAACTGGCTGCACGGTCACTTTTGCAACCTCCTTTAACAATACTCCCGGTTGCGTTGCAAATTTTACTGATGGAACTAATGCCATTGCTGTGGCTGCCACTTCCATCACGTTGGCGGCCGCCGCCTTCGTGCATGCGAACACAAATAACGGGCGCCTGTATTGGCACTGTGACGGGAATTGAGTATGCGCGAACCTCTCCCCTATTTCGTCTGGAAGCTTATCCGTAGCGCCAACTTCGGGGACGGGGGCGACGGCGGGGATGGGGGAGGTGACGGAGGAGCCGGTGGTGAGGCGGATTCGGGCGACTCCTCGTCCGCGGCGTCTTCGGCCGACACCTCCTCGGCACCGTCCAGCGACTCAGGAGCCCCAGCGACCGACGCGAGCGCACCGAGCGCAGATGCCGGCACTCCGGCGGACACAAGCCAAGCGACTGCGGGCGGTCCGGCAGATACGGGCACGCCGAGTGACACCGGAACCCCGTCCACTGACGCCGGCACGCCGTCGACCCCGGCGGACACCGGGGCCACGCCGTCAGGGACCGACGCAAGCACAGCCCCTCCGAGCGCGACCGGCGGCGATGTCTCAAGCCAGGCCCCAGGCGGCACGCTACCTGGCGGTCTAGGCGATCTCAGTGGCATAGCTCCGATCGGAACGGTAGGCGCCGCTGCGCCGGCTGTAGGCGGGGCCCCGGGGGCAGGCCTCGGCATCGGTGGACCGGGCGCTCTGGGACCGGGTACGTTCGGCTTTGCCGGATCCGATCCGGCAGACCTCGGGATTTCGGCACCTGCGGTTACTCCCGCCTTGCCTAATCCCGGCATCTTCCAGAACGACTTCGGGGCTTTCGCCAATCCCACTGCGCCACCCACCGCAGAGAGTTCCC